TCTGAAGGCATCAAAGCCATAAGAGTTGAATTACGAATACCATGAGTCTGCATTTGTTGACGCAATGCTTCCCATTCCATCATAAAAATAGGAGCTGCAAGCTCGTCTACATCTTTTTTGTAGGTATCGATAGGTAATTTACCATTTGCATATTTAGTTTCATCACTTTTTAAGCAGGCACCTTGCTCAACGGCAAGATCAGCACTAGCTTTGATCAAATAGTAACTCCATGCTTCTGCATATCTATTAATTAATTCTAAGTCTGGTTCTTGATAATTAGTACCATTCTTAGCTAACCAATATGCAAGATTGATGATTCCGATACCAAGAGGTCTACGATTCATTGTAGCATTATGCGCAGCTTTTACAGGGTAGTCTTGATAGTCTAACAACGCATCTAATCCACGTACCGCTAATTCACAAGGTTTTGCAAAGTCTTCTGGTTTTTTGATTTTACCCCAGTTAATCGCTGAAAGAGTGCATAGTGCGATTTCACCTTCTTCATCATTAAAATCATTCAAAGGTTTTGTAGGTAAATCAATTTCACAACAAAGATTAGATTGATGCACAGGAGCTACTGATTCTTCAAATGATGAATGTGTGTTAGCATGATCAACATTCATTAGGTAGATACGTCCTGTATTTTTACGTTCTTCCATGAATGACGAAAACAGTTCAATTGCTGGAATAGTTTTCTTACGAATGTGTGGGTGTACTTCAGCTTTTTCATAAAGATACTTAAATTGATCTTGATCATTAAAAAACGCTTCATACAACCCAGGAACATCACTTGGAGAAAAAAGAGTAATGTCTCCGCCTGCAAGTAATCTTTCGTACATTAGTTTGTTAAACTGTACTCCATAATCCATATGTCTAACACGATTGTCTTCTGTGCCTTTGTTATTTTTTAACACCAAGAGATCTTCAACTTCAAGGTGCCAGATCGGATAGTATAACGTTGCCGCTCCGTTTCGTACTCCACCTTGGCTGCAGGATCGAGTTGCGCTCTGAAACATTTTGTAAAAAGGTATAACTCCTGTGTGGTAAGCGTCTCCGCTACGTATGGGACTGCCGAGGGCTCTAATTCTACCAGCTCCGATGCCGATACCTGCTTTCTGACTAACATACTTAACAATAGAGCTAGTAGAAGCATTAATGCTGTCCAGGCTATCGTCTGTCTCGATAAGGACGCATGAACTAAACTGTCTTTGTGGAGTACGAACACCAGCCATAACAGGAGTAGGAAGGCTGATATCGAATGTAGATACTGCATCATAATAATCCTTTACCCATTTGATTCTTGTATCTTTGGGATAATCTTGAAATAGAGTCATAGCGATAAGCATATAAGCCATTTGTGGTGTTTCAAATATTTCTTTTGTGACTCTATTTTGTACTAGATACTTACCTCTAAATTGTTCCATAGCAGCATATGTTAGACTATCATCACGCGAATGTTTTATGTACCCATTTAGTTTGTTGAATTCAGCTTTTGTATACGTTTCAACTATCTCAGCATCATAAAAGCCGCGTTCTACATTCTTTACTACATGATCATATAGGTGTATTGGTTCAAATTGTCCATATACCATTTTACGTAGATGATAATTAATTAATCTACCGGCAACCCACTGATAATTTGGAGTTTCTTCTGAGATAAGGTCTGCTGCTGATTTAATTAAAGTTTCTTGAACATCGGCTGATTTGATGCCATCGAAAAATTGAATTTGAGAATGAATCTCAACCTCACTTGCACTAACACCTGCTATATCCTCGCAAGCAAAAGTTACTACTTTATGCAATTTTTCAATATCTAATGGCTCACGTCTACCGTCGCGTTTAATTACTTCAATCATATCTTTTCCTTATTGTATAGAACTTATATTATCGTTTTTAACGATAGAAACTTTGTCAATTAATGGATGGGTAAAATCATGTGAAATGAGAAATACATTGAGATTATCTTCTTTTTGAAGAACTTCTACTAGTTTTTCTTTTCCTTCATCGTCAAGAACACCAGTAATCTCGTCAAGGAATAGAAGGTTTACACTGCTACCTCCAAGTTTCGATAACAGGCTTCTTATAGCTAAAAGAATGGAGGTCTGAATTCGTGAGAACTCACCTCCTGAAACAGTTTCTATTGGTGTTGCGACGCCGTTATTGATAACGGATATGTTTAGTTTTTCTTTATCAAGTTTAAACTCTACTTGAAATTGACCATCACTTAATATTGATAAATAATAATTTATCGAAACTTCTAGTTCTTTAGTTAAATTCTCAAGTTTAAATGCTACGATACCAGACGTACTGAACGCTTTTTTAAGAATATTTAAAGAATTTATCTGATTTGATTTAGTTAGAGTATCATCTTTCACACTTTGTTGTCTAACAGTAAAATCATTTTTTTGGTCAATTAGGGCATCTACCCTGGCATTATGAATGCTAACTTGTTTATTATGCTCTTGAGCATCTTTTGATTCTTTTGCTTGAATGTTGTATTCACTTTGTAAATCTTTGATTCTAGTTTCTATATTTCCTACATCAGGATAATCTTTTGCGATAGATGAATCAATCAGTTGTGTTAAATGTTCAAACCTTTCAATCTTTCTTTTATTATCGTTGTATTCTTGTTTTTTGTTTTCAATATCTTTTATTTCATTTGACCATTTAGTTGCCTTAATCATACCTTCAGAGTGTAAAGTAGTTTTCTCATTCAATTGATCCTCTAAATCTGCTTTGAGTTTTTCAAGATGTGATGTATCAATGGTTTGACCACAAGCTGGACAAGTATCATTTACCCTAATGTTACTTATATCACTTTTAATTTTATCCATATCTCTATTTAGCATGATTAAATCATGTTTTAGTGTTTGGTACTCATCATGATATAAAAAATTATCTACAGGACTCATTCCTGAATTAAACTGTAGTTCATCTCTCTCCTGAATGTACATATTATTACGGTCAATTTTTTTACAAGTTGATTCATAGTTTTGTAACTCTTGATGTAATACTCCTATTTCTCTTTGCAATGACTCGTCAACTTCAGGTACATCTTTTTCAGTTTGTTTAGTAGGAATTGAAGTGATTGCTAAAAAGTCTTCAATAGTCTTTAGTTCTCCCATCAGTCTGTTATATTCTCTATCTGCTTCAGTTGACTTACCTTTTATCTTTTCCCCGATTGCAATATACTTTTCTAGATTAAATAGATTAATTAAGAATTTTTTTCTATTTGCATCTGTAGCTTTAAGAAATTCAAGTAGATCTGTAGATGATTGATACGTTAACTGAGAAAACACTTCAAAGTCTGTTCCTACTATCTCAGCGATTTTTTTGTAAGTATCTAAGACTTTGTGATCTGATATATCTATACCATTTTCAAGAAGTTTTACTTTTGTTTGTGCTCCTGACCTGACTACCCCTACTTCATAGTTATTGTCATCTCTTGTAAAAGTAAGAGAGGTGCTCCATGCTTTGTCCTTTGTCCATCTATTTAAAATATCAGTTTTTTTGATTCCTTTAATATTTTTGTTAAAAAGCGTTTCTTGAATAATCATTGCAATAGAAGATTTACCGCTACCATTTGGCGCAGTAAGTTGGGTGATTCTATTCTTTGATAAATCTATTACATTATCTTTTCCATAACTAAACATATTAGAAAAGCGTAATGTATTAAGTGTAATCTTACTCATATTTTAGTCCTTTTTCCATAAACATTTTTCTTATAAAATCTAACGTAAATCGTTCCCATGTAATAAATGATTGTCGCCTATATGCAGAACATTCTCTAATTTGATCTTCTAAATCTGGTATAATTTTACCATTCTTTTCCCAACCTGTCATTTTGACTCTGCGTGTGAGTTGTGGGAACGCTGCATATAAAAAGTCATTATTCTTGTCTCCTGGTTGTGAAGCATCAAAGTTAGCGGCGTAGTGACAAAAGACTGGCTCAAGTGATGTAAAAGTAAAAAACTTTTTATTTTTAGCAATTGCATACTTCACCATGTTTGGAGAGTCTTCCCACCAACCAATACCAATACCTCTATGAAAATCAGGATTATGACCAGAAAAGATTAGTATTTCATCATCGTCAACATGCTGAAATAAGTGTGTTAGTGCTATTTGTGAATAAGCATGAGTAAACTGTCCATGCTTTACTGCGTCGGGTATAGTTTCTGACATCATTCTATCCCACTTTAGATTCACAACTTTTAATGGTATTTCTCTGTCTTTACAGTATTTTGCAGCACAAAAAATATCATAATCATTTGTGCCATCAAATAGTCTAAGTGATAATCCACGGAAAGGAATGTCTAGTTCATACATCTGTTCTGCGGTTACTTCAGAATCTATTCCTCCAGACAGTGCTAAAACAAATCGATGATCTTTATATTTGTTAGCAAATTGTTTAACTAATCCTTGCAGATCACGTTTAAAAGACGAAGAGCGTTTTGAGTATTCTGGGACAGTGACACGCACTCCTAGAGAAGGAATGGCAGAGGTACAACAATAGTTATGATTAGGTCTGAGATAAGTGCCTGTTTGAGGATACTCCCAATACACACGATTAAGAGATAAATCAAATGACATTTAGAGACTTAAATTCGTTCAATACTTGATCAGTGTCTGATACTTTGATATGATTAAGATATATTTCAAGTTCTTCATAGATTGATTTATTTTTCAAATCAAGCGTAGATTCTTCTGCGGGCTTTTCAACCATCTTTTTATCTAACAGCTCAGAGTTTTCCATTTTAGCTAATTGATCTAAAGAACCAGTAACCTCATAAACTACATGATGAAAATCATCTGACTTCATTTCTTCGCCTACCATAATCTTACGACGAATTAGCTTTGGTAGTTTCAAATCATAAAAATCGCGTGTATAGTTACGAGAATCTACTACATCATAAATATCAACTCCATACTCGCGGTTTTCATCACGGTCAAATGTGGTATTTAGTGGAGAACCAGGATAGTAACAGTTAGTGTCACCATAACGATGATTAAAGTGTAGATCGCCAAGTAAACATAAGCCCCAACTGTCGAGACGGGAGAAATCATATTCTGGCGTAATATGTGGAGGCACTTCCCCACGAATGTGTGTAACCAGTATGTCATCTTCGATATACGTGGGTAAATTGTCCAATTGCATTTCACCATAGGGAAAGAATTGAAACGACGTTTTACCCACAGTCGCACGTCCGTTTCTAGTAAATAGATGGACGTTCTCATTTTTGATGGCATTATCTTCATTAAAATGTTCAAAGAACGATTCTCCTTTTCTAGTGGCTTCATGGTTTCCAGGTATGATGTAGGTAGGTATTGAGACTGAATTGATATAGCTTAGAAACAAACAGATTTCATCTGGTTCTGGTTTTTTATCAAATATGTCTCCAGCAATGATATGCACATCACAGCTTTGTTCTAGTGCAATCAGCTTACGAAACATTGACTTAAACCTTCCAACCTGCCAGTCATACGGAACTTTTTTCTTGTGTAGATTGATGTGCCAATCTGCTGAACATATAATTCGTGTCATTTTGAAATCCTTATTTCTACTACTACGTCATCTGTTCTTTGGGAGAAGTCTCTTCCATCATGTATTATCATTTCTGCATCTATATTTAACGCTCCTACTAATTGATCATAAAACACAGGATTAATCTCAAAAACATCTTCAATTAAGTAGAGTCCCCCTGGCCTTACTTTTGGCAACCATGCAGCGGCTGTTTTAAATTGCCCCATAGATGAATGATCTCCGTCATCAATGATAACATCTACAGGACCCCAATCAGCCCATAATGCGGCATCTTGTGAATCACCATATGTGACATTTAAAGTTTCATCTATTAAAGGAGTCTTGTTAATATCAATTCCATGAACATCGCAGCCTTCGTGAAAGTATTCTCTCCACATACGTAATGAGTATCCTCTTGCTACACCAATTTCAAGCATATTTAGAGCTACATCTCTGTATGGATCTAATATTTCTTGATATAGTTCGATGTAAGAGTGTATAGAACCTTTGTCATTATTGCCCTCAATGTGTTCATCCCACCCGTTGTTGTATATCTCTCTTAATGTTTGTTTACTCATTTATTTCTACTTTTTAATTTTTAGAGTTTGCCGATTGAAGAAAAGTATGCTAATTTATGTTTACTAGCTTGTGAACAGCGCTACACCGGCAGGTGAAAAGCTGTTGAACACGGCGGCTCTATATGAGTTAGCGTCGGCACGGAGTGCCGCAGCAAGGAACGTAGTTCCGCATAGCCTTAGCCACGTCAGAACTACGCCCAAATTTTAGCTGGCAGGTGCTTGACCAACATTGATGATCTTAGACACATCACCCTCAAAAGTATAACTTCCTACATGATTTAGTTTAGTATTTGGATCAAGCCAAATTTCTCCACCAATCTTTTGCCATCTACGACAGAAAGTATAATCTTCTGATAGATATCTATTATCATCAGGATCCAACCACGTATCAAATAATGCATAACAGTATTTGTTAAACTTTTCATCAATGTTTGAATCATTGCGATAATGTAGTTCTGGGTATGCTTGAATCATTTTTTCTACTGTGCTTCTCTTGATCAAAAAGAAACCTGTAGATGCATCAAGTACTTCAACTGCCCCATTCTCTACTCTTATCTGACGTTTTTCAGTATCAACAAACTTAAAGTTGATTGCGTACTGAACTGGTAGCGCCTTTTTAGGATATGCTGCTGCCATGATAGGTTTATCATATGCTAATGCACGCAACACAGATTCAACATCAAACTCAATATCAGCATCAATAAACATCAAATGAGTGCAATCAGATTCAAGAAACATTGCTGTTAGAATATTTCTAGCACGTGTCACCAAAGATTCATTACGTAGTGTTGTGATTCTAAAGTTAATTCCATGTTGCATAAACGCTTGACTTAGACGAAACATAGATAAGAAATACTGATCAGTTAACATTCCACCATAACAAGGTGTAGCGAAAAATATATTACATCCTCTTAGTTTTTCTAGATCAATTGTTGCTTTATTATCAGCAACTTCTTTAAATGCCCCAAAGCTTTTATCTTTCTTTGTCTTTGGTGCCATTTCTGAAAGTGATTTTTTCATTAGGCAAGATCATCCACATCTTCAGCAGGTTTAAACTCGTCAGATACATCTCCGGCGAAGTAAGAAGTGTTGTTTAGCAACCACTCTTTTTGCTCATCATATGTTTGACGCTTATAGATCTTTGACAAATCATATAATTCCAAACCTTTTTCAGTCTCTGTAAGAGGTGAGTTGTTACGAGCCGGTAGACAAGAATACTT